GAGTGCTGGTGAGGGATATTCAAATAAGAGAAGATTATTTGATAATGTTGGAGTCAACACTGCAACTGATACATTTACAATCAAAAATCATGGATACAAGAATAAGGAGATTGTAAGGTACTCTATTGGTGTTAATACAGTAACTGGTATTAGTGAAGGGACAGATTATTATATCACTAGTGCAACCATTGATACATTTAAACTTTCATCTGTAGGGTCTGCTGGAACTACTGGTGCAGATCTGGACTATGATTACAATAACAATGTGTTTGTTGATCTGACTTCAGAGGGTGATGGATCATTCAATTATCAACCCATCACTGTAAGTGTAACTGGTGTAAACAATTATATCCCATTTGCTGGTCAGGATGTTACTTGTAGAGTACAACCTGTTTTTAGAGGATCAATCAAGTCAACTGATATGACTGCAGGTGGTGTTGGATATGGTTCCTCTGATATTCTTAATTTTGATAAGCAACCCCTTATCACACTTATAAGTGGAGAGAAGGCAGAACTTCAACCTATTATTTTCAATGGATCTATTGTTGAAATCATTGTATTGAATTCAGGTTCAAGATATAATTCTCCACCAAACCTCAAAATCAATTCACCAACAGGAAACTTTGCTCTTCTGACTCCTATTCTTGTAAATGGTCAGATCACTGAAGTAAAAGTTATTAAGGGTGGTTCTGGATATGTTAAGGATACTACATCAATTGATGTGATTTCTGCAGGAATTGGAGCAAAACTTAAACTAGTTAATGATGTCTGGTCAATTAACTTGTTTGAGAAGAACATTGATATGTTTGGTCAGGATGATGGATTTATTGCACAGAATCTGACTGGAGAATCACTTCAATATTATCATCTCTATGCTCCAAGAAAATTAAGACAGAGAATTTTTGCACTTGAAAATAGTAGTGAAATTGATAATGCAAAATATGGAGTTCCTGATTTTATTGAACAGAATGGTATAGAAGTTCCAAGTCAAAATCACTCACCAATTATTGGTTGGGCATATGATGGTAATCCAATTTATGGACCATATGGTTATGCAAATAAAGATGGATCTGGTGGTATCAAAAAGATGAAGTCTGGTTATGAACTGGATGCTGTTACAACAAATAGACCCAATTATACACCTGGATTCTTTATTGAAGATTTTAATTTCACAGACAGTGGTGATCTTGATATCCACAATGGAAGATTCTGTATAACTCCTGATTATCCAAATGGTGTTTATGCTTATTTTGCAACTATAAACACTGTTACTGATTCTATTGGAACGTTTGAAAATAATTTCAGACCAACATTCCCATATTTCATTGGAGAATCTTACAAATCATTACAAGATGAATTCAATTTCTCTAATAATTCTTATCAAAGCATCTATGATTTAGAAAAAGACAAGTGGTTGAGATATACAAACACTTACAATTTTGAAAGTCCTTTTGCTGGATACAATTATGTGTTTGATTCCAACAAATTAAGAGAACTGACTTATAATGTTGTAAACACATCAAGGGGACAAGTTGAGTCTATTAATATTAAATCTGCTGGAGACAACTACAAATTTGGTGATAGAGTTATTTTTGAAAATGAAAATACTGGTGGATTTGGTGCATATGCAAAAGTCAATAGACTGAAAGGAAAAACAATCAATTATATTGAGGCATCAACACTTGATTATGAAAATGTTGAATTTGTCCCATCAGGCAATAACAAGACATATATTGGTTTTGTATCTTCTTTCCATGAATACTTAAACAGAGATATCATTAATGTCTCTGGTATTTCAAGTTTCTACAAAGGTTTTGATTCAACATACAGGATTGGTGTTTCAAGTGAGAGTTATTCACTTACAGTGGGTATTGATTCAACAGCAAATACTGGATTTGTTACTTTCTTCAATGTAAATGGTGATCTTGATAACTTTGTTCCAAATTCAATCTATAAGATTAACAATGAAAAGGTAAAAATTCTGAGTGTAGATAAATTAAGTTCTAGAGTCAGAGTTTTAAGAAATCAGGAAAGTACAGTTGGAACTGCTCATTCAAGTGCAGATTCTATGGTTGAAGTTCCAAGAACTTTCTCAATCAATGTGGGATCATTTACTACATCAAAACTGATTGAAAGAAATAATGAATTCTATATTGATCCTGCAGAGACTGTAGGTGTAGGCACTGTAGTTGGTACAGGAACCACTGTAACTATTGCTAATCCTGGTGCAGGGAATAGCAGTGTATATCTCACTGCTCAAAGAATTTTCATCCCAGGTCATGGTCTTAAACTGAATAGCAAACTCTTATATGAAACAAATGGTGGTGGAACAATCCTTTATTGGAATGGTGTTGATAATACTGTAAATTATGGTGCAAATCTGACTGATATTGAAACCCTATATGTTGCACCAATAAATGATGACTTTATTGGAATTAGTTCAAATAAAGTTGGATTTGGTACTACTGGTGGTTATGTGGGACTTAACACAAACACTGGTCTACTCTTCTTCACGAGTGTAGGAACTGGAAATACTCATAGTTTCACAACTGTAAATGATAATGTTCTGACTGCTACAGTAAGAAAGAATATTATCACAGTGGGCACTGCATCAACTCATGGTCTTCAAATCAATGATTCAGTTGTTATTGATGTAACTCCCCAATCACAAGACAACATCATTGTAAAATACAATGATTACAATAGAAGAATTGTATTTAATCCAATTGACTTTACAAGTGCTGGTGTTAACACAGTCAGAAATACCATCAATGTTGGAACAAACAAATTACTGAAAGGTGATAGGGTCATTCACACTTCAGCAAATCCTGCTGTGGGTCTTGATGATCAAGCAATGTATTATGTCTATCCATATTCATCCTCTGAAATTAGATTAGTAAGAGAAAAATATGAATTAGATAAGGCATCACCAAATTTTGTTGGTATAACAAGTGTTTCTAATGGAACCATTTCTAGAATCAATCCTACAATCAACTCATTTAAGAACAATGATGTAGTTTTTGATATGTCTGACTCAAGTTTGAGTTTTGATAAGACTGGAACTTTGTTCAGTGCATTTGAACTTCAATTCTTCACAGATGTCCAATATCAAGAGAGATTCTACACTACATCAGAATCAAATAGATTCAATATTATTGAAGAGGGTAAGGTTGGTATTGATTCAACTGCAAAAGTAACGCTGAGACTTACTGATGGTGTTCCAAAAACTCTTTGGTATAAGTTTGAGCAGAGATCAAAATCACTGTCTCCAGATGTAAAAGAGATCATTGTTGATGATTCAGTAAAACTAAACAACCAAATTAATGTTGAAAAGACATCATATGATGGTGTTCATTCAATTGTTGGTGTAGGAACTACTACCTTCTCTTATTCAATTCCTGAAACCCCACAAATCACAAGATTTGATACAAATAACTCAAATAACAGTTATATCACAAATTCAAAGAATGCTCTGGGTCCAATTGCAGGATTTAATTTTGAAACAGGAGGATTCCAATATAAAGTTCCACCTGGAATTTCATCTGTACAGAGTTATTTTGGAAAAGGTGCAGATCTTGAGGCAAATAGTTCAAATATTGGTAATATTTTATCATTTGAAACAGAAAATGTAGGATTTAATCTTCCTTCAGATAAAACTCTTACTCCTACTGCTAATATTCCACAAGTTTTAACAATTAATCCTCTATTTTCTTTTGAAAATATTGGAATTTCCTCTGGTGGACTGAATTACATCAAAGCACCACAACTTGTTGTAATTGATGGTGAAACTGGATTAGTGGATAATAATGTTGAATTGACTTATGAACTTAATGATAGAGAAGTTACCATCATTAAGAACACTTTTGGTCTGAATGGTACAACACCAAGAATTGTTCCAACTCAAAACTCAAATGGTGTTGGAATTTCATCAATTGTATACAATAATACCACAAAAATTGTTAGAGCATACCTTGATCAGCAATTCAGTTCATTTACACCATTCCCATACTCTGTTGGGGATAAAGTTCTCATTGAAAATGTGAATGTTGGTCTTGGATCAACAGGAAAAGGATATAATTCCTCAATCTATGGTTACAAACTGTTTGAACTCACAAGCATTGACCCACAATTGGGTGGAGATGGTGCATATATTGAATATTCAATGAATGGATTGCTCAAGAACAGTGAAGTTCCAGGTGCAATGGATCCAAGTATCTCTGTTGCAAGAGCAATCCCTGAATATCAGTTCCCAATATTTGATCCTAAACTGAAATCTAATGATTTCTTGATTGGGGAAGCAATTGTATCTGGAATTAAGAAAGGAAGAGTCGCAAGATGGAACCCAATCAATGGTCTGTTGATTGTAGAGACCAATAATGAGTTTATTCCTGGTGATGTTGTGGAGGGTCAGTCATCCTTTACTCAAGGACCACTCAATACTGTAAGAATCTTTGATGGAACTCTCTTGACTGGTGCTGGTGCAACAGTTGTTGATGGTTGGCAGAATGAAGTTGGATTCTTGAATGATAATCTCCAAAGAATTCCAAATAATGAGTACTATCAAGACTTCTCATACTCCATTAAATCAGAAATCCCATATGAAACTTGGAATGAACCAGTAAGTGCATTAAATCATACTCTTGGATTTGCAAAATTCTCTGATCTTGAGGTTATAAGTCAAGCTGATTCTGGTTCTGATGCAAAAGTTGATATTCTTGAAAGTGTTGTTTCATTGTTCTTGGATATTGAGAGCACATCAAGTGTTCATACCAAGGCAGACTTTGATACAGCAGTTGAAATTGCAAAACAATTCCCAGGATATGAAGTATCTGATGAAATTAAGTTTGAAAATAGAATTATCACAGATTACTTTGAGTCTGTTGGAAATAGAGTCCTTTCTGTTGATGATTTCAGTGATGAATTCAATAGTAATGCTAGATCTGAAAAATTCACAAAGGTTGCAAACTATCAGAACAACTTTATCTACAACAAGCACTTTGCTCACATCAGAGATAGATTGTTTACTGGTGAAAGACAGAGTGTAATCATTCAAACTCTTCAAGATGATTCTGGTCTTGGATATATGAATGAATATGGAAGACTATTCACAGCAAATGATCTTGGAAACTTTGACTTCTTATATGGTAGCATAACTGATGGATGGGATTTGGTGTTTAATCCTGTTAAATTTAAGAACAATAGTTATGATGTCTCACTAACATCATTTAATATTACTGATGATATTGTTGGAGTTGGAACAACTGCTATTGGAACTATTGTAAACACAACTTCCACACAGACAGATGTATCTGCAAATACAGTAACCACTCTTGCCTCCATTGGTACATCATACAGAGCACACAAAGTTCTTGCTATGTTTGATAGTGGAAGCAATGAATATAGTGCAACTGAACTGAATATCATTCATGATGGAACTAATGTTGATACTCTTGAGTATGGAACCATTGATAATGACCCAGATGGTCCTGTAACAGGTTTTGGAACCTTCAACACATATATCAGTGGTGGAAACCTTAAAATTGATTTTACACCCAATACAGGCATAGCTTGCACTGCTAATCTCTCTATCATTTCAATCTCTGATAATGAGACAACAGTAGGTGATAATTCAATGAACCTTTCTAGGTTTGCATCAGCATATTCATCAATCAGTGCATCAGGAACTCCATCTGCAGTTGGTTTTGCTACTATCACCACCCCATATGAATCTGCATACTTCTTCATTGTTGCTGAAGACACAACAAACAGTAATTATGAGTGTTTTGAAGTCTGTGCTCTTTACAATGGTTCCAATGAATATTTTGTTGAATTTGCAAATGTATCTACAGGAGCAACAATTGGACAAGTTGGTATTGCATCAATTACAAATGGTGCAGAACTAACATTCACACCAAGAGCAAATGTTGCTGTTCAATTAAGAGCATTTGAACTTGAATTGCAAGTTGATTCTGATAATGGAAATCCAAATCTTATTGATTATGAAAATGTAAAATACTTCAACAAGGCAGGAACATATACTGGAACTGCACAGGATCTTAAAGTCAAATTTGACCTTCTCCATAATGATCTTCCTATCTTTAAGAGAGATTTTGATGGAAGTTCCTCAACTATTATTGATGTTACAAACAATAAGATGATTATTCCTAATCACTTCTTTGTAACTGGTGAAAGAGTAACATATTCAACAGTTGCAGGAGCAGGTTCATCATTAAGTGTTGGTATTGTTACACAAACAATTGGTGGAATTAGCACAGACAAACTTCCTTCTGATCTTTATGTTGTTAAGGTAGATGAAGCAGGTTTGAGATTTGCTGAAACTGCAGCAGATGCATTATCAAGTCCTGCAAATACATTCACTTTCTTATCAGTTGGTGTTGGTCAATCACATAAGGTTGTATCAAGAAATCAAGATGCAAAGTGCTTATTTGCAATTGATAATATGATTCAAAGTCCTTTGTCTAACACTGATATTACATCTTCACTCTCTGCTGATGTTGATACTAATGTGGTTATCTCTACATCAGGTATCACATCAATCACAACAAATGATTTGATCAAAATTAATGATGAAATCATGAAAGTTGATGGTGTGAATGTTGGTGGTCAGAACAATCTACTGGTATTAAGAGCACAACTGGGTTCATCTCTTGAATTCCATACTTCAGGTGATGCTATCAGAAAGGTTTCTGGTGATTATACCATTAGAGAGAATCAAGTTGTCTTTATTGATCCACCATTTGGTCAAATTCCTTTGAGCACAACAACTGGTGATCCTAGCTACAGAGATTGGGAAGGTATTACAACTAATTCCACTTTCCAGGGAAGAACATTCCTGAAGAATGCTCTTGAAAATACCACAAATGAGACTTATTATAATAACTATGTCTTTGATGATATCTCCACCCAATTTACAGGTATTAAGAGTGATTTCACATTGCAATCAAATTCTTCAAATGTAACAGGCATTTCAACAGATAATGCAATCATTTTGATTAACAATATTCTGCAAGAACCACAAGGTCAGCAGAGTCCTGATCTCCAACCGGGTGGATTTGATCTTACAGAATCATCTGGTTCTACAGAAATTGATTTCATTGGTGTAGGAAATAGTTTTGGTCATGATCAAGGTGCAGCAACTATTCCTTCTGGTGGATTGATTGTATCAGTTGGTTCCTCTGAAGGATTTGGATATCAACCTCTTGTAGCAGCAGCTGGAACAGCAATTGTCTCTGGTCTTGGAACTATTTCAAGTATCAGTATTGGTAATAGTGGTTCAGGATATAGATCTGGTATTCAAACTGTAAATGTTGGTGTTTGCACTCATAGCACTGGTTTGGTCAATCTTACTATTGTTGGTGTTGCAACTGTATTAGATGGTCATGTAACTGGTGTTGCTATTACAAATCCTGGAGCAGGATTTACACATTCAAGTGCTCCATTTGTTGTAATTGATGATCCATTATCATATTCAAATGTTCCATTGATTTACAGCTCTGATTCTGCATCTGGTGTTGGAACAGAGGCAACTGTTGATATTGTGGTTGGTCAAGGTTCAAGTGTTATTGATTTCTCAATTAATGATGGGGGATATGGATTTGGAAATAATGAAATTCTTACTGTTGCAATTGGTGGAACAACTGGTATTCCTACTGATACTTCTAAAACCTTCTCTGAATTCCAACTCACAATTGAGTCTGTATTCAAAGATAAGTTTAGTGGATGGTCTGTTGGTCAACTACAAACATTTGATAACTTTGATGACCAATTCAATGGATTGGAAAAGGTATTCAGATTGCAAATTGAGGGAACAACCACACCAATTAAATCAAGACCTGGTTCTCTTGTAGATGTTGAGCAAGTATTATTGATTTTCTTGAATGGTGTTCTTCAAAAACCTGGTGAGGCATACACATTTAATGGTGGATCTTTGATTACTTTCTCACAGCCACCAAAGAAAGGTGATACTTCTAAAGTATTGTTCTATAAGGGTGGTGGTGATATTGATGTTGTGTTTAATGATGTTGCTGCTTCAATTAAGGTTGGTGATGATGTTCAACTCATTAATGATCCTTATAGAGGTCAATCGCTCTCACTTAAGCAGAATCCAAGAACTACAATTGGTATTAATACATTAGACTCATTTGAGACAAATCCATATAATAGTGCAACACAACCTGGTGTAAGTATGGATAGAACATTATCCAGAATTGCATATTGGACAAAACAACTTAATGATATCATTGTTGATAATGAAAATATCAATAAGGACAGACCTGAATATGAACCTGATGTTTTCCCTGCAGCATTTGTAACAAGTGAAGTTGGAACTGGTAGTACACAAGTTTATGTTGATAATATTAGACCACTGTTTAATTCATCAAATGAAAATCCAACAAACATCTACAGAGATAAAATTGAGTTGATTTCTCAAAATACAATCATTTCAGCAGCAGGAACAGCAACTGTTTCATATGCAGGAACAATTTCATCTCTGAACATCACTAATGCAGGTCTTGGTTATTCATCAACACCTACAGTTACAATTGCAGGTCAAGTTGGTATTGCAAGCACTGCTACAGGTATTGCTATACTATCTGGTGATACAGTTGGTGTATTGAGTGTTACAAATGCAGGTAGTGGTTATACAAATACCAATCCTCCTGTTGTATTGGTCAGTTCACCATCCTATGTTTCAGAAGAAATTGGTATCACAACATTTGCTGGTGATTATGGAAAAATTGTTGGATTCAGTACACAAGTTGATGGAGCAAAACAGCAATTAGTCCTTGATCTTTATGTTCCAACTGACTCCTTTATGAGAGATTCTGATTATGTTGGTGCAGGCATTACAGTAAGTGGTATTTCAACTGGTGACTTCTTTGTTGTAAGAAACTCAAATGTTTCTCTCAACAGTGGTATTGTTACTTCACTGAAGACTGATAATTCAACAACCCTTGGTATTACAACTACATTCATTGACTGCCTCTTCCAAGCAGAAAGTGTACAGCAAGTGAATGCTAATGTGATTGGTGTTGGTGTTACTGCTTTCATCAGAGTAGAGGTAAATGTTGATGATGTCTCAACAACATCAGGTCTTGCTCTTACAAACTTCTATGGTGATTATACTTGGGGAAGAATTGATTTCAATGGAAGAGGAAGTGTTCCACAGCACTTCTCATTCTATGCAGAAAATGGATCTAGTGGATTATCAACATCTGCACTTTTAGTCAGAGCAAATCCACTCAAGTCTTCAAACTATATTATTGTCTAGATTGTCTAAATAGGAAAAAAAGTCCTCAATAAAATGGCAGCGATAATTACTGATCAAATGAGAATATTGAACGCACAGAATTTTGTTTCTGGTGTTCAATCAACCTCAAATTCATATTATACCTTCATTGGACTACCAAATGCTACTGATTATAGTAGCACTTGGGATCAGAATCCTCCTGGACCTAAAGATAGTTATTCAAACTTTAATGATAACTATGCTACTATGCTTGCTTTGAAAAAGATCAATGCAAGTGATGTTGTTCAAGTTGTGAGAAAGGTTACTTGGACCTCTGGTATCACTTATGATATGTGGAGAGGTGATATTTCAAGAACAAATCCATCTCAACCATCAGGTTCTTTTGATATCTATTCTGCAAATTATTTTGTAATGAATAGTGACTATAGGGTTTATGTTTGCATCTCAAATAATGCAAATCCTGAAAATAACTATCAAGGTGGACCTTCTCTTGATGAACCAACTTTTGTAGATCTTGAACCAAGAGCTGCAGGATCAAGTGGTGACGGATATATTTGGAAATATCTCTATACCATCAAAACAAATGATGCTATTAAGTTTGAATCAACAAACTACATGCCTGTTCCTGCTAACTGGGCAACAAATAATGATGTGGCAGCAGTAAGAGAAAATGCTGCTACAAGTGGTCAAATTAAAATAATCACAATTAGAAATAGAGGTGTTGCTGTAGGAACTGCAAATGTAACTTATACTGGTGTTCCAATTAAAGGAGATGGTAGAGGAGCAACTGCAACTATCACTATCAATAACAACTCCAAAATAGACACTATTACAGTCTCAAATGGTGGTTCTGGGTATACTTATGGGACAGTTGATTTAGAGGCAGGTGGAGTCCCTACAGGGACCACTACACCTGTGTTTAATGTAATTATTCCACCTCCTGGTGGTCATGGTGCAGATATTTACACTGAACTTGGAGCATTCAATGTTCTAACATATTCAAGATTTGAAAATGATACAGATAATCCTGATTTCATCACAGGAAACCAATTTGCAAGAATTGGATTGATTGAAAATCCTAAAGCATATGATTCATCATCAACTCTTACCCTTGATAAGGCAAGTGCTGTTTATGCTCTTAAATTGACTGGTACTGGATATAGTTCAGCAACCTTCACTGCTGATGCATTTGTTACTCAAACAGTTGGACTAGGGTCAACTGCAGTTGGAAGAGTTGTTTCATATGACCAAGCAACAGGTGTTTTGAAATACTGGCAGGATAGAACAAATAGTGGATTTAACTTTGATGGTTCATTAAATCCAAATCCTACTTATGGTTTTGAATCTTTAAAATTTTCTGCAGAACCAACATCTGATGGTTCTGTGAGTATTGTCCCATCTTCTGGCAATACACTTGCAATTGATACCTCATTTACAGGTGTATCGACAGTAATAAATAATAGGACATATTATCTTGGTCAGAATTTTTCAAGAGGTGTGGCTCAACCAGAGGTTGAAAAATATTCTGGAAAAATTATCTTTGTTGATAATAGACCTTCAGTAACAAGGTCTTCTGCTCAAAAAGAAGACGTAAAAATCATAGTGCAATTCTAAAAAATCATGCCACAGGAAACTAACCTTAATGTTGCTCCATTTTTTGATGATTATTCTGCTGACAGCAACTATTATAAAGTGCTTTTCAAGCCTGGATATCCTGTCCAGGCAAGGGAACTTAATAACTTACAGTCAATTCTTCAAAACCAAATTGAAGATGTAGGAAATCATTTGTTCAAAGAAGGTGCAAAGGTTATTCCTGGAAACACCACATATTTGAGTGAATATAGTGCTATTCAAATTGACTCTGATTTTCTTGGAGTCCCAGTATCCCTTTATGCTGATCAACTTGTAGGAAAACTCCTTGTTGGTGAGCAAAGTGGTGTCACTGCAAAAGTAGAAAATTATATAACTGAAAATCAGTCTGAAAGAGGAGTATTTACTCTCTATCTTGATTACATTGAAACTGGTGATGATCAAGAAACAACAATATTCCAAGATAATGAAACTCTTTTAGTTCAATCACCAATTGTTTTTGCTACAAACTTCATTGCAGCAGGAGAAGGTTGCGCAAAGGCAATTGCTAATGAAGCAGCAGCTACTGGTAGTGCGTTTGCTGTAGGAAATGGTGTCTATTTCTTAAGGGGATATTTTGTTGATGTTGCTGAACAGGTTCTAATCCTTGATCAATATACAAATACATCATCATACAGAGTTGGTTTTTATGTTGATGAGCAGATCATATCCTCTGATGTAGATCCAACACTTACAGATAATGCTCAAGGGTTTAATAACTTCACTGCACCTGGTGCAGACAGATTTCAAATTACAGCAACCCTTCAAAAGAAAGATTTAGATGATACTGATGATCAAAACTTTGTTCAGATTGCACTGATTCAAAATGGTCTGAACAGAGATGTAAGAAGAAGTACAGATTATAATAAACTTGGTGATGAATTTGCAAGAAGAACATTTGATGAGTCTGGAGACTACTATGTAAGAGAATTTACAACAACTGTAAAAAATAGTCTTGAAGGAATTGGTGGTGATGGAGTATATACTGCTAACCAAATCACACAATCTGGAAACAGACCAAGTGATGATCTTGCAATTTATAAAATATCTGCTGGTAAAGCATATGTAAAGGGTTATGAGGTTGATGTAAGATCAACAACATTCCTTGATGTACCAAAACCAAGAACAACTAGAACTGAAGAGTCAAGAGCAATTGCATTTGGATTTGGACCTACTTTTACAACTAATAGAGTCCATGGAATGCCAAATATTGGCATTACAACATCATTAGTAGTATCTTTAAGAGATCAGAGAGTTGGATCAGATCAAAATGCTGCTGCTGGAAATGAAATTGGTGTTGCAAGAGTTTATGATTTTGCACTTGAGAGTGGTTCATACAACACATCAAACTTAAATCAAAATCAATGGGATATTTCATTGTTTGATGTGACTCCATATGTTGATATTACTCTTGCAGGTTCTGTAACTCAATCAATTCCAACAATTATTGAAGGTGAGCAAAGTGGTGCTACTGCATTTTTGAGATATCCAGTTACTGCAGGCACTGCAATGACTGCATACAGTGTAAAAGGTACATTTAAATCTGGTGAGAAGATTATCTTTAATGAAGATACTGATACATATGCATTTACACAGAAAATTGTAAATCATAAAATTTCTGATATACAATCATTGTTTGCCACTGTTGGAACTGGCATAACCTTCACTGCTGACCTTGTACCATCAGTACAGAGAAATATTGGAATTGCATCAATTACATCTGGTGGAGTTGTTACCTCTCCTTTGATTTCTAATCAGGGAACTGGATTTGTTGGTATTGCTACTGTAGGTGATCTTGTATCATTTACTCAAGGCACTCAAGGTGATATTAATTTTGCAAGAGTCTTGACCTCTGAACTTGGTCAAATGACCATTGCTGCTGTCACAACAGTATCAGGAGTCTGTCAGGGTGCATTACCATCATCAAACATCACTGTAAATGATCTCAGCATTCTTGAGACAAGAAAGCAAAAAGTTCAAAGTGGTGATGAAACTGATGGTGATGCATTCTATAGTGTTTTCCAAAATAGAAATATTTCAGATGTTGATATTGAAAACTCTGATCTTGTAATTAGAAGACAGTTTGATACAACAATCACTGCAAGCAATACTGGAACAATTAATGCAGGTAATGGAGAAGTGTTCCTTCCTTTTGATGAGGAAAGATACACTGTAATCAAGAATGATGGAACTGTTATTCCTATTACAGCAACACAAATTGAACTTACTGCTGGAAGCACTGCTTTAAGATTTAAAAATCTCTCATCAAATGGTGCTGCTAGAGTAGTTGCTACTTTAAGAAAGTCAAATATTAAGGCAAAACAGAAAGTTAATAATAGAACTCAATCTATTATCATTGATAAGTCATCTAATCCACAGTCTGGAACAGGTGGAACTACTCTTAATGATGGACTCACCTATGGTGACTTCCCATATGGAACAAGAGTTCAAGATAATACAATATGTCTGAATGTTCCAGATGGTACTTTTGTACAAGGTATTTTTGAATCAAAAGATTCTTCTGATCCAGAGTCCCCTCATATGACTCTCTCCCAGATGACTGGATCATCAGCATCTACCAATGATTTCATTCTTGGTGATGAGATGCTTGGTGAGGATTCTGGAGCAACTGCAATATATGTAAGGCAAAAGTCCAATAATTCAGTTAACTTCATTTATTTAAATGATGATGAAGAATTCAATGAAAATGAAGTAGTTCAATTTGTAAAATCAGGTGCAACTGCAAGAGCTGGTGTTGTAGAGAAACCATCTGATAATATTACAGATGACTATATCTTCTTTAGTGGTCAAGAATCAACTTTCTATAATTTTGCAAGAATTGAACAAGTAGAAGATCCAGATTCATCTCCAACTAATAAATTAATTGTTTACTTCTCATCTGGAACTTACAATTCTTCTGATGATGGGGACATTACTACTGTTAATTCCTATAGTGATTATGATTATTCTTATGAAATTCCATCTGTTGATGGAATAAGATGTTCTGATATCATTGATGCAAGACCAAGAGTTTCACCATACACTGTAACTCAAAATTCAAGAAGTCCTCTTGAATTCTATGGTAGAGATTTCAGTGCAGGAAATCATAGCACAACTCATATTCTTGCATCTGATGAATCTATGGATATCAATTCATATTCATACTATCTTGGAAGAGTTGATAGAGTTTATTTGAACAAAGATGGTCAATTTACAGTGGTGCAAGGTGCCCCTGATATTGAACCTGAACTTCCAGATGCAATTGATAGTGCTTTAAACATTGCTAATGTTTATTTGCCTCCTTATCTCTTCTTACCAGAACAAGCAAAGGTATCATTTATTAATTACAAGAGATATCAGATGAATGATATCGCTAAACTTGAGCAAAGAGTTGATAATCTTGAATATTATAGTGCTTTGAATCTTCTTGAGTCAAATGCAAGAGAACTCT